ATTTCTCGGATCATCGAATGGAAGTCTTCGGAAGATCCGAACATCCCAAGCGATCAGGACGTCCAAGCGATGCTTCCCGACCAGGGGATGTCGGTCGCGGGGCTCCAGGGGCAATGGCGCGGAGTCTTTGGATCGGTTGAGGATGCGACGGCTCTCCAGATGGGCAAAGAGCTGGACTCGCTGTCCGCATGGCCTACCGTGGCACCAGAGGCGCGGCGCGGCATCTCACTTGCCCGCCTGGGTGATGCAATCGGCGTCGATGACACGATCCGCAAGCAGTTGACCGCTGTCCTGCATGGCGAGCTTTCGCGCACACCGATGCCTCATCCGGTCCAGATTGCAAGCGCACTTCGCGCCGAAGCCGCGCACGTCTTCGACAAGGCTTTCGTCCGCGCAGCCACGATTGCCCGCACCGAAGTTGGCTCTGTGATGGGCGACTACAGGCGCAAGATCATGGAGACGGAGGGTGTCCAGAAAAAGCGTTGGTCTGCTGTTCATGATGGACATACCAGGCAATCCCATCTCGATGCATCCGGCGACGGAAGCATTCCAATGTCATCCAAGTTTTCAAACGGGCTTGATCGCCCACACGACCCAAACGGAACCGCCGCCGATGTCTGCAACTGCCGGTGCGTCCTGATTGCGGGGGAAAAATGATTCGGACGAAATCCGGCATCGCGATGAAGGTCGCTCCAGACGTTGAGGCTATCGGGTCGCTCCTTGCTGCCCGTGGTATCGATGTGGATCCCGCTGTCGCGGCGTCTCGGTACGTCCGGTACATTGCCTCAGAGGAATCAACTGACACGATGGGCGATGTCATCCTCGCAAGCGCGTGGGATGTGAGGGAGTGGCTCGACAATCCAGCCATGTTCGCGGATCACTCCAACCGGACAGGATCTGTCGTAGCTCGTGGATTGAATGCGCAGATCATTGGCAAGCAGTTGGTGGTCGATGCGTTTTTCCTGCCCCCCGAACTGGACCCTACCAAAGGCACGGCAGAGACGCTTTACAAGATGGTCAATGCTGGCATCCTGACGGACTGCTCGGTCGGATTCTTTCCGAAGGCCAAGGGGTACCGCTGGGCGACCGATGCAGACCGCGCCACATACGGCAAGGAATGCGGGATGATCTACACGGGCGTGGCTCTCAAAGAGCTATCCGTGGTCGGCGTGGGCGCTCATCCATCCGCCAAGGTTGAGGCTGTCGCCAAAGGGTTGCGCGATGGATCGCTCACCGAAAGCGACATCAGGAGCATGAAGACGCTCGGCATGGATGACATGATCGAACGCGCTCTTTTCCGAATCTCCCCGAAGACAATTTCTGTCCCGGAGCCATCGGCCAATGCCGACATCCTGGATGCCATCGCGAAGATGGGCAAAGACCTTTCCGTTATGAAACGGATGCAGCGCAAGGAGGGCCAGCTTGGCATCTTCCTGCCTCTCGAAGCGGCACAGAACATTGCAACATGGATCGAGGCAATCGAGGACACGCTGTCCGAGTACATGCCCGATCCCGACGAAAACGAAGAGGATGACGAAAATCCAGCGGCGTCCAATCCGGTTACACCACCATACGAGGAACCAGGATCCGTCAGCGCGGAAACTCTCAGCGCGTTGAAGGCTTTGGCACTCCTCACCAGCACAACCACAGGAGCATGATCATGGACGAAGAGATCAAGGCACAGCTCGTAACGATCGCGAAGTCGATCGAGGGCTACAAGGAACAGGCCGCGAAGACCGGCGAGAACGAGAAGACCATCGCGACCGTTGTCGAGAAGATGGAGAGGATCCAAGCCGACATAAAGGACATGGCGCAGAAGGCTGCATCCTTCAACGTCTCCGGAGTCGCCGACGAATTCGGCATCGACCGCAAGGACGCCGGGAAGTTTCAGGCGGGCTCCCTGCTCAAGGCTCTCCACGCCAAGAGCATCAGCCAGAAGATGGGTGTCGCCCTGGATCGCGTCGAAGGCTACAATGGCCGCGAGAAGGAGCTTGGCGAGCAGATGATCACGAAGGCAGCGGAGTTCGGCAACGACTCCAGCGGCGGTGTGTTCGTCCCCAATTCCGTCCTGGGCGACTTCGTGGACACTCTTCGCCCGAACGAGCGCGTATTGCTCGACGCTGGCGCGAAGATGGTCACGCTTCCCAGCGGCACTGGAACGATCCAGCTCCCCCGCAAGCTGACCAATACGTCGGGAAGCGACTTGGCGGAAAACGGCGCCCCGTCGAATTCCGACCTGACCTGGGAACTGATGACCCTGGCACCGCACCGCACGTCGGCGCTGTCCAGCGTGTCGAATCGGCTGACCTTCTCGGTCGCAGACTACGTTCGCATCCTGCGTGAAGACCTCATCAAGACCGTCCTCCTGCGTATGCAGCTGGCCGCGATCTACGGGACTGGCGCTGCCGGACAGGTGCTCGGCATCAAGAACGATCCGAAGGCGCTGACGCTGGCCCTGGGCGGCGGATCCGCTGGCAAGGTCTCTCGGTACACCGACGTGGCCAAGTTCGAAGACCAGCTCATGAGCGCCAACGCCGACACCACTGGCGCGGTCCTCATCACGCATCCCAACGTCATCCGGAACATGAAGGCCGAGCGCGTCAACCAGTACAGCGGACAGACGGGAGGCCAGCCGGTCTTCGCCTTCCAACCTGCGCAGATGACCAACGACCAGCTCCGCAAGCAGATGGGCTACGAGTTTCAGACTTTGACCCAGATTAAGAACGACCAGACTGTCGGATCCGATACCGATTGCGCCGACATCCTGTTCGGTCGCTTCGACAATCTGTCGTTCTACACCTGGGGCGGAATGAAGCTCAAGGTGTCCGATCAGGCAACCATCGGAAGCCTTTCAGCCTTCACCAACAACCTGCAGTTCATCATGGCTGATGTGGAGTACGATGTACTCTTCCGTCAGCCCAAGGAATTGCTGGTCGTGACCGGCTGCAAGACCACCGCCGTCACCGGCGAATAATTCTCCACAAGGCCAGACAATTCCTGTCCGGCCTCCCCTCTTTTTTGAAAGGAGCCCAATCATGGGCATGAACTCGAAGAATCTGGCTCTTGCGGTGATCCCGAAGGCCGCGCTCGACATCACCACCACGTCGGCTTCGTCCGTCAATGGCACCACCATCGACTTGCAGGCGCTGACCAGTTCCGCGCCGCAGGACATCGCCTTCGCGGTGACCGCAACCTCGCTCGGAACCGGCACCGTCTCGTACAAGGTGCAGGACTCGGCAGACAATTCCACCTTCGCGGATGTCACCGGGGCAACCTCGCCCAACCTCACGGCGAAGCAGGTCTACGTGATCTCGGTGGGCGCGGCTCGCGTTCGTCGGTACGTCCGTGTGGTGGCCGTTTGCGGCTCCGTCACGAACGCCACGATCTACGCCGCCTTCTTGGGCTACTCTCTCCGTGAAGAGCCGCCCAATGGCACCCTGAATGGCACCGACTTCACCGTCTTGGGGAACTGATCGTGGGCGCGATTGCCTTGACAACTATGGATCGGCTTTCAGCGTGGATTGACGTCCCGTTGAATAGCGCATCCTCGCAAAACTTGCAAGGCATCATCGCGTCCACGTCTGACCAGCTCGGGAATATCTGCAACGTGTCCCTGGGCGTCGAGACGTTCATCGAACGCCACTCGACGCCCATGGGAGCGCGTCAGATCTTTGTCGACAATCCGGATATCCAGTCCGTAACATCGCTCAAATACGATCCAATGGGCATGTTCGCATTCAGTGTTTCGGCACTCGCTGCCGGGACAGATTATGTCATCAACCCCAACGGCAAGCGCATAGATCTAGTCATGGCGTGGCCAATGATGTACTCGCACCCGTCGACCATGTTTGAGGTCACCTATCAGGGCGGGGTTGCCTGGGCAACCTCGAAGACGGTCTACAACGCCACAGCGACAGGCGCTGTCACACTGACCACAGAGACATTTACCGATGGCCGCTCGATGCAGGTCACCGGATGGGATTCGGTCGCCGGGAGAATCACCTTTTCACCACTCATCGGATGCTTCCGGAATGGCGAAGACCTGTTGATGGCAAACGGTACGGTGGTCACGCTTGGCGCATGCTACCGCGCCAGCATCCAGAATGACCACCCAATGCTTGAACGTGCCGCACTCCTGCAATGCGGGCTTCTCTGGAGTCGCCGGAAAACCATCGGGCGCACGTCAACCGATCTCGGCAACGGGTCGAGTCAGTGGTCTGATGGGTACGCTGTCCATCCGTCCGTCTCGGAGCTGCTTGTACCCTACACCATTCACCATCTGCGGGCATGATGTCCAATCCCATCGAATTCCAAGTTGACTCGACCGCCGTCCGCGCCGCGTTCGCGAAGGCGTCGGGCGCGTTCCTGCCAGTGGCACGGGATGCGATGGCCGAGCACGGGCAGCGGTTCGTTTCGCGCTTGGTGACCGAGCGGCTAAGTGGTCGTCCTGGGCTCAACCGGCGCACAGGAAATCTTGCCCGTGCGTTCAACTCAACTACATCGATGACAGATTCCGGCGTGGTACTCGACGCCTCTCCCGAAGGCCCAGGCAGCGAGTA